GAATAACTAGTCCTAGCTTGAACTTGTCACCCTGTATAAAGTAATCTATTAACTGATGGAAGCCCGGATGCTCATTACAGTTTTCTAGAATCATTATCCACCGTAGTGTTTCCATCTCTGGTCCCCACTTAGAGGGATCGTGAATGCGCTCTGGATTCATCGCGGTATTAAGTGCTAGAATACCGGGATAACTACCTGCCATGACATCTCTACCTTCTAAATCGAATGAGATATCGCGATCGAAGAATCGTTGCAGATAATTGAAGTTTTCAGTGGAATCTCCTTTTGTCGGGGTTGGCAACCATGCCAAACTTGGATGCGACTTCACCGAATACAGTAGCAGCTTCGGGATTTGTGTTAGACAATCCGAGGAAACCGTCATCGCCTAGTACTTGACATATCGCGTTATCGGATAGTTCTAAGCCTAGAATTTTAGTAGTCTGAAGGATAATACCAAAAGAGAGAATACTCTCAGCTAGATTAGTCCATCCGGAACCACTCGGCATACCATGGAATCCTGTTAGTAGTTTGTTAGGTTCAACCATGACGTCAACTGTGTTGATATGTCCTAACGATCTTTGCAAAAGCTCTCTTGATTCAGGTTGAAACACAGGTGTTAGTACATCTATTACGAACTGAGTGCATAGTTCATTAAAATGTTTGTCCATTTTTGTATAATCAAGAGCGAGGTATTGTACCTTATCGCGCACTCGTTGTTTATCTAGTGAGTCTACGACTGGAGTGAAACCTTTCCACGCTGAGAATGATAACACTTCATTTCGTTTAATCACATCAAGGATAACATTAACGAATGATAATTCAACGAGGTTACATGACATGGCAAACATGAATATGAATCTGTCTGATCCTCGTTGGGCTCGCGAGCCTAGTATTGCTGGATACGATTCCCATCGTCCAGACTCGGCATCTGAAATAGCACGTCGCTGAGTGCTAGGGTCACTTCTCTTACTATAACTAGGGCATCCTGAGTTAGTATTAAGAGAGTCCTTTTCTGCTGAAGTGGAGATAACCGTTGCGTATGTTTGTGGTCTTAAGCCACTGATACCTTTGAAGAGTCTTGCCCGTACGTCTGAAACCATCTCATCGTAGAACTCGGGTTTTGAGAGTTCGATTTGGCCTTTAGTCCAGTAGTCCTCTAGAGATTCTTGTCTCTCGGCAAGTGGTGGGTAACCTCCTTGTGGTCCAACTTTACTAAGTCTCGATTCCTCGTAGTCCTTTAAACGTTGAGTCACAGTAGGGATACGGGAGATGATTTGCAGCCAACCGTCCATCACTTCAGACTCGGATTCACTTTTGAAAAGTGGGGTACGGGGAGTTGGGAGCTTTCCTTCGCGGATGCCCATTAATAAATTGGAAACATTGGGTTGCTTCTCTTTGTCAAGGATACTGTCCAATGAATTGCTAGATATTTCTGTGTATTTCATGGTACTATTACTTAATTAATTTCAATAATTCCAAGTTAAAGACGTGACTGCGTACAACTTCACGCAGAATTCGCTTACTTAGCGACATACTGTCTTTGCGTAGCTCATGGCTTTGCATTTCATGACCTAGAGTTTTGGCAGATCGACGTGTCATGTACGATGTAACCGCTTGCTCACCTATCATGTATACAATAAACCATAATGTCTTGCATTTGATAATTT